GTGTCATTGACGAGTTCTCCCAGGTCGTTCCATGAAGAATATCTATGTTATAATTGTTACTTTAATTTTAGCCCATTTATTGAAAGAATTTCCATTGTTACTAATAGACCGAATATATATGTATGGATCTACATTAAAATTGTCAGGAACAAAATACTGAGATCCAAAAAAGCCAGAGTTTGCCACAAGTAACGTTCCAAACTTATATGCTCCTGTAGGGAAGTTATTGGTTGTGGAATCGTCCACATTATAAGCTCCGGCTATAGCTGTGTTGCAGTCTTTTATTGCAAACCGTCTTCTTATCCACGTATCATTTATTCCGATGAGTTCTCCCAGCTCTGAAAAATCGTTATTTTTTTGTCAAGATATAGAGATTACTTTCAAATAAGACGGAAGTGTTTCAACTGTTTTACTATCTAGATCTATCGATTCTCTTGATTGAATAATAAATTCTGATCCATCTCCGTCTAGACCTATCAAGCCTAACCATAACTCATACATATTTGTTTCTGGATTACTGCCAAGATACAATTTAACATTGTCGTTGTTGCCAAAAAATCTAGTAACAGATATTAGTTCATTTCCTTTCCAGTCTATAGCTATTAATGATCCAAGATTGGATGCAGGAGAAGCGCCAAATATCAATGCGACATAATGATTGTACCAATATTTACTTTCAACTAATTTTGTGTATCCTTTAAAAAAACGTCTTCCCAGTCTTTTTTTATCTTCGACCGACATTAATCCGCTTTTATTGCCCGTAGCTGTACCAATCAGTTCTCCCAGCTCTCTGTTTAGATAAAATCCATGTTAAAAAGATAGTACACTAATCGTAACTATAAGGTCATAATATATAGCAGTTATCATAATCTGATTATCCTTTAGTGATATAGATATAATTTCATCTGCACTAGAGAATATCTTCGTAACAATGCCGGTAGAATCAATATAAACCATCATTTCCCCGTCATTATGGCTGACATATACGAATTCATTGGTAGGAGCACCTATACTAAATGATGCTCCTAACCGTATTGTTTCATAATATTTAGTTCTTTTTATTCCATTTGTTGGCAGAAGTCCTCCCAGGTCGGAATTGTGATAAAAATTATGTTATAATTATATTACCCCATTCTTGCCAGCGATCATTTTCTGTATCATATCGTCTGATAAATAATTTACGACTACTTATATCAACGATAATTTGAATAATATAATACCCAGATGAAAATATAAGCAGTTGTGCCCAAGATGTAGGAACATTGTTCCCTTCAACATTGAACAATGAATAGGCACCTGCATTTTTAAAATCATCCAAATTAATTTCACCTCTAATGTAACCTCGATTCCTGAACCAAGTTTCATTTATTCCAATCAGTTCTCCCAGCTCAGTGCTATATCTTTTGTCACGTCAAGATATTGGTACTTCAATCGCCCCACTAGGAATAGCATTGATTGATTCTATTTTGCTCGTGTTCACAAGACCTAATCGTGACACTATTATTTTCGCATACCAATTAGCTTTTATGTAAAAGCAAAATCTTTCTGTATCAACTGTATAATACATATTAATGTTACTAATTTTGGTTCCGTTTATCAATTTACAAAAGACTTTATTTGCATTCCATCTAATCATAGACACTGCGACTGAGAACGAGTCTCCACCAACATTTGTAACACTAATTACAGACTCATTTATTGATCCGGCATTTGGCATAAATACACTAATCTTACAATATTGATTATTATCTTTAGATAATTCTAAAGGTACCATACCGGAACTCATCAACCCGCTTTTATTTGATGTTGCATTCCCAATCAGTTCTCCCAGGACTTTCGCGGCAGCCGAAGAAGATGTCAAAGTTGGGTTCTTGGAACCGTCCAAAGTACGGAGCCAAGAGAAGGTGTCGGACTGGGGCAACTGGTCCTCAAACTCATCTGTTCCGGCTGCCGCAGCGGCAGCAAATGTTGATATTTCTGATGCAGCGGAAACAATCCGTGCGGAAACTAATTCTGTCATCTCATCGACGGTCACCTGTCGTTCGTTGCCGTTTTTATCCACAGCTTTAAAGCCAACTATATTTTCTAAATTCAAATCACTCATAATATCCAAATTTTATAAAGTTCTTATATAAGTTTTCCACGCTTTTGAAGTGCCGCCAATCGATTTGTACAGCTTCTTCCTGCCACCTTTTATCTTGTACCGGGAAAGGTTGCTTCCGTCGTAGTTCACGGGATAATCCAAATTGCCCTCGTTGGCATACGCCTCCATTTCGTATGAGATGGTATAATATGCCGAACTCGCAGGATGGCAGATAGGGTTTCCCTTAACCCACTCGACAAAATACCGCCAGTAGTATTTTACCCATGAGCCGATAACCTGTGCCTGACGCAAGTGTATGGTTTCGTGCGTCAAGCTTTCCTTACCCGCATAGGTCTGCATATACCTATCTATGTTCTCCTTGTTCTCGGCACGGTATATCATCCGTCCGCACCACATCATGAAACGGTATCTCTTGAAAGGATAATGCTTCATGGGAAGCAGCTCAGGAGTATCAAAATCACCCGGCTTGCTTGAGAACAGCATCTTGATTAATTGCCATAATTCTTTCATACTACTCCTTCTTTTTATCCAGATAATCATTCAGTGAGTCCGCCAGCAGACCGGGCAGCATGGAGGTGGAGCGTCTTATGATATCCACCTCCTCTTCGTCAAGTTCCACACCATCTACAGTCGACTTGAAGATTTTCTCCGCAAGGAGATGCGCCTTCAAGCCCGCTACGTTCTTATATATCCAGTCACCGAAGGCCTCAGTGATGTTACTGGCTATAAGCTTTTCTTTTTTAATCCCATCATAAATAGGGAATTGTGCAAAATTTATTCTCATACTTTATATTTAAATTATCCGCAATAAAACATAACCCAATAATTACCCATACACTTAATGAAGCCGGATGCAAAATCCAAATCAATATAAGACACCTCCTGTCCTCCGGGAGCAGGCAGGATCCGTCCTCCTGTCAATCTTACTCCGCCGCTCATACGTTTGAAGTATATAGTATGTCCCGGAACATCCGGAGGAAGCGTCACTTCTATATTGTCTCTATTAATAAACATCACATTATCATCGTTGTTGTTCAATGAAGCTTTGACAGAGATATTCCTCCAGTTGCCAACTATGCCACGAAGAGAAACATAGCTGTCATTGTTCGGATGAAGGAAAATGTTACCTCCCTCCACGAATAGAGGAATGCTCGGAGTCTTGATGTGCATCCCGATCATGGCATTTGGACTCTGTATGTCAATTCCAGCATCATACTTAATCCCTTCAATGGTGACAAACTGCGTGTTTCCCCCGATTCTTACGTTTGCAAATGTCCTTTCGTTATAAAACTCAATTTGTCCGGCAGACAAATTGAAACCGACGTATTTATTTGTTTCATTTTCATAAAGGATCTTTGAGGACAATATTCCCGAAGCGATGGAGAACGGACCGATACGTCCTTTATCCGCTGTGATTGTTCCTGTAATCTCTGCATTCTTACATTTAAAATACCCGGTTACGCCGTTGATAAGAAGAGTTTCACCTTTGTCATTAAAAGATTTGAGAACCTTGTCTTTGAACATGAAGCCGGCTACATTCGCACCATCGGCAAACAGGGTGTCAGTGGCGATATTCACAAACTTCTGCATAGCTTCCCAATTGGAATCACCGTTGACAGATGTGGGTGCAGCGGTAACGGAAGCGCCGTAATTTTTTACAAGGAAATTATAATAAACTCCCCCTATCAGATATATGACCTTATCCCGGTAATCCGCATTCCAGACGTAAGTCTGTCCGGAAGCCCATACGCCTCTGTCACGGGGAAACGCCCCTGTTGCTCCTGTCGCTCCTATGGAACCATCATTTGCAACACCCACCCCTTTTTCAGCGACAAAATTATTATTCCATGCGTTTGCGTCCGACGCGGATTTATAAGCCCGGACGGCAAACTGGGTGTATCCGGCTGTCGCTGGAACGGATATCTGATTGCTTAGGGTAGCACCTACGTGAGCCAGCCAGCTTCCGTTGTATTTGCGGGCTGCCAGATAAAGCGTGCTGCACGTGCTTACATTGCCTGCCACATTCTGTTTGCAAGTGACAAGGAATCCAGACGGGGATGGCGTGCCTGTTGAAGTGAAGTTGATCACGCTGACAGGACTGTCCAGCCAGTAGGATGCCGACGGTCCGACGGGAGCAACCATCTCCTGCCAGTCCGCATGTACCGTCCGGTTCGCAGATCTGCCGGCGAGGATGTATCCGCCGTCTCTTTTCCTGCGGAGTCTGCCGTTTCTGAACTTGGCGATTTTAATCGGAGGGTTGGAGGTTTCAACCTTGCTTAAGTAAGATCCTCCGGCAAACGATACTGTACTGTTCTTGGCATACGGAGTATTGGCGGATTCCCAATGACCGGCTGCTGTGATGCTCTCACCATCCTTTCCGTCACTGCCGTCCACAACCATCGGGACAGTTTCGACATCAACCGCCTGACCGTTCACGTAGAACACGAACTTCAAGCTACTGGTAAAATTACCGGAAGCCACCCCGACACCATCACCGATGGGAACCTCGGCCGCACCGTCACGACTGTACTTTAACTCCCCGTCCGTTGTGGCCGTAGTGACCGCACCGACTGTCTTCATACGCCGACAGGATACCGAAGCTACACTGTAACCGCCGTTCTTGTTCTTGCTGACCATCGTGGCCGAAGTGACAAGGCTATAAATTACCGCATCGGAACCGTCCGCCCCGCCACGGACACCGGTTATCTTGAAAGTCAGTTCACGGGTATAGAGCTGCCCGTTCTTCATTGCAGCCAGTGTGATGGTGACCGTATTCTGTTCCGGAACCGACTTTCCGGCAGCGACGGATATCGCCACCGCTCCGGTGGCCTTGCTTGTGCTTGCCGTGAAACCGGCAGGCGTGCTGACTGTTAAAGTCTCAAGGGTGAGTTTCTCGGTACCGTACCACATGGATACATGGGTAGTCCATGACTGTGCGGAAGTAGTAACACCGGTACTGGTAAGAGCGACGCTCACCATCTCATTGTCAAGGTCGGCCATGATATTCGACTCCCCGTCCTTACTCCAACGGTGCACAGGGGCCGGAGTGCTCCATTCACTCCATACTCCATCACGCTTCACACGTTTGCACGCCCATTCCACCTGATGGTCTGCATCCACGCCAAGAAAATCATCTGTCCAGCCTTCCGGTATATAATCATCCTGCTGCTTCGAATCCGGCTTGTCAGGGGTAAGGCCGATGATGTTGGTACGGGTGTAGATCCACTCGTAACCTTTGCCGTCCTTACCGTCAGTCCCGTCTTTGACCATGACCATCCACAAACCATTCCGGTATATGTAAGTACAATGGTCAGCCGTATTTCGGTAGCTGTCACCCTCCTTGGGATTGGACGGATGGGATGCGAATTCACCAAGGAAGGTGATGCTTTCGCCTTTCAGCTCACGCCCGTCCAAAAGCATCTCCCAGTCTTCATGCACGGTCCAGTCGGCTGACTTCCCGGAAAGGATATAACCGCCATCCTTTTTGCGACGATAACTGCCATTCTTGAACCTTGCGATCCTGATGGGAGGATTGGATGTTTTCACCTTGGAGATAAAAACACAGCCCGCCAAAGTGACCATGGTATTGACCTCGTATGGGGTCTTAGAGGATTCCCAATGACCGCCACCTATTACAGACAGGCCCGGATCACCCTTGTCACCTTTGGCGGCTGATACAAGCCAGTCCGGATTGTTTTCGGATGGCTCGGAAGTAGTGCCCTTGTCATTGACGCACAACCATGTGGAACCGTTATGGGGCACACGGGAATAATACGCATACTTTCTGCCCGGCTCCCAGCTAGGGAAGTCGATAGGAACGCGGACTGTGCTACCGGTAATTTCATCAATTTGAAAAATCAATCCCGTCATGATGATATCCTGCAATACTGCCGAGAACCTGTCGCAGTTGATCCCGTTGATGGTCATACCCTTCTTCTTGCCGAACCAGCTCTTCATCTGTGCCGGCTCCGGGTCCCAGGTGTTGGCATTGTCAACAAGGGTGATACAGCAGTTACCGTCACGCACGTCTATGATGATATAAGTCTGACGCTCTTTGTCGGTGAAGTTCCCCGTCTGTCCGAGACGCATCTCGTTATGGGGAACGAACTCATATCCGGGACGCGGAACCATCACGAATGTCTTCTCGTCGTAATCTGCGGAAGTGATACGGTACTGTATTTTCCGGAAACCAATAAAGTCACCGGTAGTGACGCTTTTGTCATGCCAGAAGCCTAGGAGGATATCGTCCGGCTTCTGTCCCAGCGGTACACCATCCTCCAGATCAGGGGTGACAGTATAGCTGCCGTCACTATTGGCGACAAAGCTTTTTATCTTCAGCCCTCCGCCGGGACTTATAGTATTATATCCTTCAAAATAGGTCTGACGGTTGAAACGAAGTTCTGGTACACTCAGAGAGCTGCGCAGGACCAGAGCCTCCAGCTCGGCACGGGCGTCCTCACCGATGTAACCGCCCTGAACACCGGTGATAAAGTCACCGAACTTGGCGTATTTCTTGATGACGGTTCCGCCCAACAGGGATAATAGGAAACCGGTGCGTTCCTCCGTGTCCTTGCGCATGAACATGATCAGCGAGCGCAATGCGGAATACACGTTATGGTCTGTTGCAGGGGTGGAGTCGTGGCTTCCGATCACATACACACCGCTGCCACCACCGCCCGTATAGGTCTGTCCCTTCAGGGTAAGGCTCTCAACCTTTTCCTCCAGCTCCCCGATACGGGAATAGGCGGCGGTTTCCCCGACAGTATAAACAGGTGAGTCAAAGGAATAGTCAAGATTGAATTCAAATCCGATAACCCTTGACTGCCTTCCGTTTTCAAAATAAGCCTTGTTAATCAGGTTAACTTTCTGACCTGCACCATAGAGATTATGTATTCCGTCCTCACTGTATGCGACATCCGACATCATCTTACAGTTATATGTAGAAGGGTCTATCTTGGATTTGGCAGCGTACTTTTCAGTCTTTTCCTTCAACTCCTGCTCGGCGGCACCCACAAGCCCCAGTTCGGTTATTTTCGTGCTGTCCCAGCCGGAAAGCACATATTCATCTCCATCCTGGGGAAAGAGCACATCACCGGGAAGCGGTCTGCCATAGTCCTCATTCCTGACTATCTCCCAAAGCTGTGCCTCAGGGTTCCATCCGCCATCCTCCAATTTCTCCGGCTTTCCCTCAGGATTGAACTTCACGGCGAACTCCAAACCGTTGAGAAGTCCGGACGCGAAACGTATCCTCAGCTCCTGACCGGGGAGGATATATTTCTCGGAAAAGTTAACACCCGTGTCCTTGAAGCGGTAGGCATTCCATTTTTCCTCGGTGGTTGTACCGTCCTCATTCTCCACCTTGTCCGGCACTTCGATAGTGGTGACATCCGACATGATGCCGACCCTTCGGGGATAGACTTCATCGAAGATAACCACTTGTTCAATGGCTTCCTCGGTGGTCATATCAGGATAAGCGTCTATGTACGGAGTGCCTACGGGTAACATCAGCCTGCGCTGCACCACACCGTTCACAACCACGGTCTCGTCAATGGGGCGGTAGTCTGCCGGTATGTTACGGGTGGAACCAAAAGCGTAGATACGGGTAGCATAAGTGGACCGGGATTCTGACTGTGACATTTCCTGCACGTTTTTCCCGATCTCGAAATCCACCGCATCGCCGGACTCACAACGCCCGAAATGGATGATGTTTTCAGTCACCCAACATTCGCAATCCCATTTCTTCGCCATCTCAAAACAAGCGTCAAGGATGTTGATGTTGTCGTAACTCATCAACTGGGACTTGTTTTCGACTGTGGAATCAATGGAGAAAACAAAATCCTGTCCTTTGTATGTGTAACCAAGAGCTTTCAAATTTCTAAGGACTATACCGGCTTGTACGTCAAGCGGAGCGGTCAGGTTCCAGGACG